GTATGTACAAAGGGGTCCCACTACTCTAGGTTGTATTGCTTGATTTAGACAGTTATAGCTGGTAAAAACATATTGAACACTTTAAACATAGTGCAAAAAATTTTTTAAAAATTTTAAATGAAATTAGAAAATATAGACATAAGTAAACTCCCTGCAGACGTACGTAGGAAATTTAAACAGTTGCAAGTTTTACATGCTGAAAAAAAGATACAAAACAAAGCTAAAGATGACTTTCTTTCTTTTGTAAAATGTATGTGGCCAGATTTTATTGAAGGCTCACATCATAGACATATTGCAAAAAAATTTAATCAACTTGCATCAGGCGAAATAAATCGTTTGATAGTAAACATGCCCCCGAGACATACTAAGTCAGAGTTTGCATCTTATCTTTTGCCAGCATGGATGGTGGGCCGTGAGCCAAGACTCAAGATTATTCAAGCAACGCACACCGGAGAACTGGCTGTTAGGTTCGGACGTAAAGCCAAGAACCTAATTGACAGTGAAGACTACGGAAAAATTTTTCAAACAAGATTACAAGAAGACTCAAAGGCAGCAGGACGTTGGGAAACGGCACAGGGTGGTGAGTATTTTGCAGCTGGTGTTGGTGGAGCAATTACAGGTCGTGGTGCTGATCTTTTAATTATAGATGACCCACATTCAGAGCAAGATGCATTAAGTCCCTCGGCTCTTGAATCAGCTTACGAATGGTACACATCAGGACCAAGACAACGTTTACAACCTGGTGGTAAAATTATTTTAGTTATGACTAGATGGTCTAACAAAGATTTAACAGGTAAGTTATTACAAAATCAAAAAGAAGCGAAAGCTGATCAGTGGCACGTGGTCGAGTTTCCAGCAATCATGGATCAAGGATCAAGTAAAGCTAAACCTGTATGGCCAGAGTATTGGAAGTTAGACGAGTTAGAAAAGGTACAAGCAACGCTGCCCACGGGCAAATGGAATGCACAATGGATGCAGAATCCAACCTCCGATGAAGGTGCTATTATAAAACGTGAGTGGTGGATGAAATATAATCAAGATGAAATACCACACTTACAACACGTCATACAATCTTACGATACTGCTTTTACTAAAAAAGAAACAGCCGATTACAGTGCGATAACAACTTGGGGTATATTTTATCCTGATGAGGATAGTCCAGCTAATTTAATATTATTAGATGCAATAAAAGGTAGATATGAGTTTCCAGAGCTACGTCGCTTAGCGTTAGATCAATATTCGTATTGGAAGCCTGAAACAGTTATAATCGAAGCTAAAGCATCTGGTTTACCTCTAACCTACGAGCTTAGACAAATGGATATACCTGTTGTCAACTACACTCCGTCAAAAGGTAATGACAAGCATACACGTGTAAATGCGGTTGCACCTTTGTTCGAATCTGGTATGATATGGGCACCTGAGCAGAAATTCGCAGACGACGTCATTGAAGAGTGTGCTGCGTTTCCTTATGGTGATCATGATGACTTGGTTGATAGTACAACGCAAGCAATCATGCGATTTAGACAGGGCGGTCTAATCGGTCACCCTGAAGACTATGTCGATGAAAAAATCGGCGAACGTAAAAGGAATTATTATTAATGAACCCATTTGTAAAAAGATATCTACAAAAACAAATTTTTAAACAAAAAGGAGCTATAGGTTCTGCAAAGTCTGTTGAGTTTTCATATAATGCTTTAGAGACAAGAATGAAGAATCTAGGGCTAGATATCAATCTAATTAAATCAGAAAAAGATTTAACACAGGCATTAGGGTTTGTTAAAAATATGGAAGACCAAATCTTTGCAAAAAAATTTAGTGATACGTTCAAGAAAAAAGAAAGTGCCGAGATATTTGATTTAGATAAAAATAAATTAAATCCTGATAAAACTATTATGGGTGGCACTCAAAGTGAAGAAGATATTTTACAAAAGTCTATCAAAAAAAATGTAGATGAAGCCACAAAAAAGGGTGACTTTAAAGGTATCTTTAATCAAGTATTAAGAGATCCTGAAATTGCAAGAGAGTTTGCATTGTCTAAAAAATTTCCGTTTCGTAGAGACACAAATGTTTTAAGTGGTGAAGATGCAATACCACTTGCAAGAAAAGCAAAATTTGATGAAGAGATGGGTATAAAAAGTTTACCTGATAGAGATTACAGCGTAGAAAAATTAGTAAAAGATTTTAAAAAATTTGGTAATGCAAGTGACAAAGATATTCAAACAATATTAAAATCAGGTAAGTCTGGTCAGATTCCATATGTTATGGATAATTATGGCATGAGTTATTCAGATGTAATTGAGACATTAAACCGTGGTGATGATTTAATTAAAGGATTGGCAAAAGGTGGACGTGCAGGTTTTAAAGTAGGTAGTCCTAGTAAACGTGCGTTTTTAAAAATGGCAAGTGGTATCGCTGCAACGATCGCTGCAATTAAATCTGGTTTAGTGGGAGTGCCTAAAAAAGAAGTTACCAAACAAGTTGTAAAAGAATCTGTTAAAGATGTAGCAAACGCACCACCAGAATATTTTTTTAATCTTGCAAATAAAATTAAACTTCTTGGTAAAGAATCAAAAGTAAAACCTCAAGACAGAGTTAATGAATATAATTATAAAGGCAAGAATGGTGATGATTATACATTAACAGAAGATATCACAACAGGTGATATGCAAATTACAAAAGATAAAGGAGGTATCGGAACTGTAGATGATAAATCTTTTGACACTATAAACGATAGAACAGTCATGGAATACAAAGCACCTAAAAAAGACGCTGATCCAGAAACAAAAACAATTATAGACGAAGGTGCTGAGTACGAAGAGTATAGAGTAAATTTTGATCAAGACGGCACACCGGCAGATGCTGATGTTATTGATGACATGATTAAAAAAGAAATTATAGAAGAATCATCAGAGATACCTCAGAAAAAAATTAAACGAGCAGGTGGTGGTGTTGCCTATATGCTAGGAGAGTAATGAAAGATTTTAAAATTATAGAAATCATGGAACTCTTTGACGAGGGTGAAGTAACCACAGCAGATCAAATGCAAAGACCACAATCTGCATTAGATAGAGAGATGTTTCAAGATGCAAACAAAAGATTTAATAAAGCAGGTGGTGGACGAATTGGTTTTGCCAAAGGAGATAGAGGTAAAGGACAATATGAAAGAGGTTCGTTGTCAAAAGCAGAACAGAAAAAAATTAAAGACACCTTTCCCAATACAAAATTTGATTTTGATAAGTATAGATATGGGGTTAAAAAATATCCTAATATAAAAAATCAAAACATAACAAACAAAGATTATACAAAAGTTTTAAGATTTATTAAAAAAGGTTTTTCTACAGAAATGGGTAAAGGTTTAAATGTTAGAGGGCAGCCTTATTCTGTTGAAGGAAAAAGATTATCGTTACAAGATCAAGAAAAAATAAAAAGTTTATTTGAATTACCACCAGGTGAAGAGTGGGATTTTAAAACTCATAAATATGGAATTAAACAAAAAGGTAGAGAAAATCTTGTAGTTAGAATGGCTAGAGTTGTTAAGGATAAAAAACCATGGAAGATAGCGGCAGATTTTGGTTCTACTGAAGGTTGGATGATTTTACAGATGAACAGGGTTTTTAAAAATGAAACTAAAACAGGAGTAAAACCAAACAAATTAACATATCAACCTCAATATAAAATAATTAACGGAAAAAAAAAAATAATAGGTTTTAAGGATAATACTGTAGCTGGTGGTGGAAAATTTTATTATGGTCTAAATAGACACGCAAAAAAAAATGCCACTAGTTTTGTAAATCATGGAGATTTTAAATTAAATCAAAAACTAGTTGATATATCAAAAAGAAGTTTTAACCAACCCAATGAAGTTATTACTGGATTATTAAAAGACAAGGGGTTTACTGGTAAAGTAAATTTAAATCAATTAATTAATTTTTTATCTGGCACAGAAGCAACTTCAGCAGATATATTAAGAAATGCTGTAGTGCGTCATCACAATTCTGGTGTAGCTGTTGGAAGTGCAACTAACGATCTTTCTTTAACAACACAAATAATAAATAAAAGAATAGTAGAGGCCGAAAAAAGAATAAGAACGGGAAATGTATTACCTGCGGATGTGCAACTATTAGAGAACAATAAAATATTTGTTAGAGGACCTGATAATAAATTATACGGGTCTGGTTCTAAAACTGCAATAGGTCAGTTTAAAAACATAGAATCAAACGTTGCAACTGCATTACAAGAAGGAACAGATTTTAAAGGAAAAAAATTTGAAACTAAACAACTTTTATCTTATTTAGAAAAACTTGGTTGTGGTAAATCAGCTGGCGGTAGAATTTTACGAAGCAATGGTGGTCCAACTGAGTGTGCACTTAAAGGGCGTAATAAATTAGAAACGATAATTAAATCAGGTGCAAAACTAGATTCCAATGACGCAAAATTAGCTACGCAAATTTTAAAAGCAGGTAGATCACTTGGAAGTGCTTTTACATTAAGTAGTTTTTTTGGTCCAGCTGCAATAGCGTTTACTGCTGCAACAGAAGCAGGGTTTGTTGGTTATGATATGTTAACATCTGGTCAAACTTTTAAAGAAACTATAGGTGATAGTTTATTTAATTATGCACTTGGAGAAAAAACAAAAATAGATCCACAAAAAGAATTGTTTAAAAGATTTAGTGGTCTTGGTTACAGTGACGAACAGTTAGGTAAATTTGCAAACGTATTAAATCAAACTAATCAATTAAATACTATTTTTAAACAAGATTTAAAAGTTGGTAATTTAAAAGATCAGGTCAAAGCTTTAAGAGAACAACCAAAAGATATATTTATGTCACCTGATGATCAAATGTTACAAACAGATCAAGCTATAAGAACCGAACAAGCATTAAAAGATAAAAGTTTAAACTTAGATAACCTTCTTACAGATTATAGATCTAGTGGCATGGAGGATACTATTCTTGGAGATATGGCATCAGGTAAATTTCAAGATACACAACAAGATCTTAAAGCTGCAAACATATTCGCTGATCTTCAAAAAGAACAAACTGCTCGAGATAATTTTTTAAGATTTACTAGAGGCGATATTAGTAAACAAGCACGTGCGGATCGAATAGCTGGACTTGAACAAGACTATCTTAATTTAATAAAAGAAAGAGGACCAGAACTAACACCTTTTGCAGGTGGTGGTATTGCTGGTTTATCTGGTGGTATAGATGAAGGCCCACAGGTAGAATCAATGAACCCTGATTCACAAGGGTTGCAGTCTTTAAAAAACCGTGCTAGAAACATATAGGAGTATTAAATGGCAGAAATAGACAAAGGACTCCCGAACACTAGAAACAAAGAAGAAATTCCTTCAGACGCGGAATTACAAGAAGTAGCTGTTCAGGAACAAGAACAACAAGACTCAAGAGAACCAGTAGAAGTAATACCGGAAGAAGATGGTGGTGCTACTATTGATTATGAACCGGGAGCTATAAATATACCGGGCACAGAAAATCATTTTGATAACTTAGCTGAACTTTTACCAGACGAAGTTTTAGAACCAATTGGTGGTGACATGGTTCAAAACTATATGGACTATAAATCATCAAGAAAAGATTGGGAACAATCTTACACAACAGGTTTAGATCTTCTTGGATTTAAATATGAAAATAGAACTGAACCGTTTCAAGGTGCATCAGGTGCAACACACCCAGTTCTTGCAGAAGCAGTAACACAGTTTCAAGCACAAGCTTACAAAGAATTATTACCATCTGCTGGACCAGTAAGAACACAAGTTATTGGAATTAAAAATCCACAAACAGAACAACAAGCAACTCGTGTAAAAGATTACATGAATTATTTAATTATGGATGAGATGCAAGAGTATGAAGCAGAATTTGACTCTATGTTATTTCATTTACCATTAGCAGGATCTACATTTAAAAAAGTTTATTATGATGTACCAATAGGTAGAGTTGTATCAAAGTTTGTACCTGCAGATGAATTAGTCGTTCCGTATACAGCTACCTCATTAGATGATGCAGAATCAATAATTCATGTTGTTAAAATGTCAGAGAATGAATTACGTAAACAACAAGTTAATGGTTTTTATAGAGATATTGAACTAACACCTCCAGGTAATGTTGAACAAAACTCTGTTGAGAAAAAAGAAAAAGAATTAGACGGAACTAAAAAAGTTGGTAAACAAGAAACAGTGTATACTCTTTTAGAGTGTCATGTTAATTTAGACTTAGAAGGTTTTGAAGAAGTTGGTTCTAATAATGAACCAACAGGAATAAAATTGCCCTACATTGTAACTGTAGAAGAAGGCAGCCGAGTAGTACTCTCCATACGGAGAAA